AAAAGTGTAATTGAACAGGAAACGAAACTATCGTTAACTGTTAGGTCAAGAAAACGAGAATATCTTTTTGCAAGAGCTTTATACTATAAATTATGTAAAGAGCAGACCAATAATTCTCTGGAAAAAATAGGTGCATCTCTGGGGTTTAGCCATGCAAATGTAATGCATAGTATTAATAAGATATATCCAGAAATAAAAAAGTATGATACAGATTCTTATTACGCATATTTAAAATGTCAAGACCTAACAAAAAAATTAAAACAACAACAATTTGATATGTTAAACGAAGCAATTAACAAATAATTAATATAACTGTTTATTAAAAAAGGCATGAAAGAAAAAATTAAATTATATAAAATAAAAGGAAACAAAAAAAACCCAAGAATAATAAAAGACAAAAAGTTTTATGAATTAGTAGAAAGTATAAAAGGTTTTCCAGAAATGCTTGAAAAAAGACCTATAATTGTCGATGAGAATATGATTGTTTTAGGAGGTAACATGAGATTAAAAGCTTGTAAGGAAGCTGGATTAAAAGATGTGTGGGTAGATAGTGCAGAGGATTGGACAGAGGAACAAAAAAATGAATTTATTATAAAAGATAATGTAAGTTCTGGAGAATGGGAGTGGGATATGTTAGGTAATGAATGGAGTTCTTCTGAGTTAGAAAGCTGGGGTTTAGATGTTTGGCAAAATCCTGATGATGTAATTGCTATGGTTAATAAAGGAGATGAGTATTCTGAATGGGTAGGAATGCCAGAATTTGAATCCAAAGAAGATGCAATTAAAATTGTGGTTAATTTTTTAAATGAAAAAGATAGAGATGAGTTTGTGAAAAAATATGAATTAAAACTCTTATCGCAAAAAGAAGGTAGCAGAACTTGGAGTGCAAATTATCCATTTAGAGCTACAAAAGATTTAAGCTCTTTATCTTATGAATAAATATCCGATATGTATTGTTTCAAAAGACAGAGCAGATATTTGTAAAACACACAATTTATTAGATTTTAAAGGTATAAACCATTTTTATATGGTTGAACCTCAAGACTATAATAGTTATGTAAAAAGATTTGGTAAAGATAAAGTTATTGATATAAAAAAAAATGATAAAGGTATTTATTATGTAAGAAATTTTTGTATTGAATGGTCAAAAGAAAATGGTTATAGTAAACATTGGCAAGTTGATGATGACTTAAATTCTTTGCATTATAGAGAAATGGATGTTACAAGGGGTTTACGAAATACAGAAAAAATTAGCAACCCAATAGATATGTTACTTTACATAGAAGAAATAGCAGACAGGTGTGTTAATTATGGTGCTGGGTGTTTAACACATGATGGCTTTGCTTTTGCAAAGAAAAAAGATATTGATATTAATAAAATGATTTATTGTTTTCAATTAATAAATAACTCTATAAAAAGTAGATACCAACCAAATACATCAGAGGATGTTGATTTTAGTGTAAGAGTATTGAAAGAAGGATATGTTACAATGGTATTTAATAAATATAGTTTTAGAACTCCTAGTTCTGGCAGTATAAAAGGTGGATGTAACTCATCAATAGATTATAAAAAAAGGGGTAACATTGATGGTAGAAAGTTAAGAAATTTAAAATTATGTGAGACTTACCCTCAATGGTTTGTGGAATATACTAAAAAAGGTCAATCGGAAATTAAAGCATCAAAAATATGGAAATCATTTAAACAAATACCATTAATGAAAAAATGAAAAATAAATACCCTGTATATATAATATCCAAAGGCAGATGGAAGAATCCATTAACAGCAAAGTTTTTTAAAAAGGATGGTACTAATTTTAAAATAGTTGTAGAGCCACAGGAATACGATAAGTATTGTGAATCAATAGGAGAAAAGTATGTAATGAAATTACCTTTTTCTAATTTAGGTGTAGGCTCATATCCAGCTAGAAATTTTTGTTGGGAAAATAGCATAGAAAATGGACACGATAGGCATTGGGTATTTGATGATAATATATGTAGAATAAGGAGAGTATTAAAAGGTAATAAAATACCTTGTAACTCTACCAAAGCAATAAGCATACTAGAGGAATTTACAGATAGATATACTAATATAGGTATTACTGGTTTTAATTACTCTACTTTTGTTATTCCTGGTACATCAGACAAGAAACCTTTTTATTTAAACACTCATAGTTATAGTGCAATGCTTATGCGAAATGATATGCCTTATAGATGGCGATTAAAGTATAATGAAGATGTAGATTTGTGTTTACAGGTATTGAGTAATAAATTATGTGTAGTATCATTTAATGCGTTTACAATAGATAAAACAAGTACAGTTGCAAAAATGAAAGGTGGTAACCAAGATGAATTATACAAAGGTAACGCATATGAAAAGAAAGTATTAAAGGCTAGAAGTTTAGAAGAAATATGGCCACAATATTGTAAAACAGTAATACGATTTAATAGACCTCATCATTATGTAGATTGGAAAGGTAATTTTCATCATCAATTAATACGCAGAGATGATATTGATTGGAATAAAATAGAAAACAAAAAACATAATTTAAAACTAACACAATTAAAAGAAATAAAAAGTAAAGCATTAAAAAACTTTTATAAAAATAATAAATGAAAGATATACTGATAACAGGAGGTGCTGGATTTATAGGCACTAATTTAATACACCATTTATTAAATAATAATATAGTAGAAGCAAGAAATATATTTGTAATAGATAATTTTTATACTGGAGAGGAAAGAAATCAAATAAATGGAGTTAATTATATTAAAGGCGATACTTGGGATATAGATACTTTAATACATTCACACGCAACATTTGATACATTATTCCATTTTGGAGAATACTCAAGAATTAGTACATCATTCGTTGATATAGATTATGTAATGAAAAGTAATTTGTATGGCACAAGTAAAGTAATAGAATATTGTAAAAAGAAAAATATTAAATTAATTTATTCNGCATCATCTTCTAAATTTGGAGACAAAGAAAANTTAAGTCCTTATGCTTGGACAAAATCAAAAGCAGTAGAGTTAATAAAGAATTATAATAAATGGTATGGATTATCTTATGAAATATGTTACTTCTTTAATGTATATGGTAAATACCAAATAACAACAGGAAATTATGCAACTGTAATAGGTATATTTGAAAATCAGATATTAAAAAGAGAAACATTAAGTGTTGTAAGACCAGGGGTACAATCCAGATGCTTTACACATGTTGATGATGTTATTAATGGAGTTATTAAGGCAGTAAAATATAATAGTAATCACGAATGGTATTTCCAAAACCCAAAAGCATATAGTATAATTCAAGTAGCAAATATGTTTAATCAAGATTGGAAATTTGTAGATGAAAGAAAAGGAGAAAGGTTTTGTTCTCCTACCATAGAAAATGATACCAAAGAATTATTAGACTGGAAAGCAAAAAAAGAATTAAAAGATTATATAAATACAGTGAAATAACAATGAGCAAACTAGACAATTTAAAGCCTTTTAAAAAGGGAGAGAGTGGTAACCCTAACGGAAGACCTAAAGGTAGCTTAAATCGAAGCACAGTAGCCAAAAAATGGCTATCGACCAACCAAGAGTATAAGAACCCACTAACAAGTGAGAGCGAAAAACTATCACAAGAGGATATAATGACCCTTGCTTTAATAAACAAAGCACGTAAAGGAGATGTATCTGCATATAAGGCTTTGATGGATAGTGGTTATGGTAACCCAAAAGATTCATTAGACGTAACAATGGCAGAGGATAATAATATTGATTTTAAAGAACTAATTGAAGCTATTAAACATAAATCCTAAATTTCTACCTTTTAATGAGGTGGATTCAAGATACTTTATTTACACAGGTGGTAGAGGTTCTGGCAAATCATATGCTGTCGCTGGTGCATTAGTGTATATGAGCCTTACACAGAATCAAACTATTTTATTTACAAGATTTACATTAAGGTCTGCATCTATATCTATTATACCAGAATTTAAAGATAAGTTAGAAACAATGGGTATATCGCATTGGTTCAAGATAACTAGAGATGAAATAATAAATACTATTACAGGCTCAAAGATATTATTTAGAGGTATTAAAACCTCATCAGGAGACCAGACAGCAAATCTTAAATCATTNCAAGGTATNACAACTTGGGTTATGGATGAGGCAGAAGAATTGGTTGANGAAAGTATATTTGATAAAATAGATTTATCTGTAAGAGAAAAACAAGCAGACAATAGAGTTATATTAATATTAAATCCATCTACAAAAGAGCATTGGATATACCAAAGGTTTTTTGAAACCAAAGGAATAAAGGCTGGGGAAAGCATAACCAAGAATGATGTTACTTATATACACTCTACATACCTAGATAACCTAGAACATTTATCAGAAAGTTATCTTTCAAGAATTAAAGAAATGAAAGAACATAGACCATCAAAATATAAACACCAAATATTAGGTGGGTGGCTAGAAAAAGCAGAGGGTGTTATATTTACCAATTGGTCATTAGGAGAATTTAAAGAAGTAGGTAAATCTGTATTCGGACAAGATTATGGATTCAGTAATGACCCTACAACGCTATTACAAACAAGTATAGACAAGAACAATAAAAAGATATATATTAAATTACATTTTTGCCAACCCGGTCTTACAACCTCTGAAATCAATGTATTAAATAAAAAATTTGCTGGAGATAGTTTAATAATTGGAGATAGTGCAGAGCCAAGATTAATAAATGAATTAGCAAGAACCTGTAATATGTTACCAGCTATTAAAGGTCAAGGTAGTGTAGTATTTGGAATATCTTTATTACAAGATTATGATTTAATTATTGACCCAGATAGCATTGATTTAATTAAAGAGTTAAATAATTACTCTTGGTTAGAAAAGAAATCACAAACACCAATAGATAAGTACAATCATTGCATAGATGCTATACGTTATGCTGTATCTTATCAGTTAGAGAATCCAACACGAGGAGATTACTTTATTTATTAATTACAAAACTTTTATCATTTTATTTTGAGTTATAAACAAAATTGATTATATTTATATATAATTAATAATTTAAAAACAAAACAATGCAAAACATTTACCAAAAAATTACAGAAAAAACTAAAAAAAATTTCACACAATATTTTGAACTAAAGGGAGAAAAATTTAGAACCTTTATAGATGATGATAACGATTTTTGTTTAACTCATTATGGCAAAGATGGAGAAAATGCTTGGTGTGTAGGTAACGCAGAAGGATTAAAATATTTAGTAGATAGTTTAACACAATAAAAACAAAACAATGATACAATTTAATAAATATGATTTTATAAGTGATTTAAAAGATTCAATAGGTGAATTTATAGAAGATTCACAATTTGAGGATGACCAAGACATATCAGATGATGTTTATCAGTTTATACACGAACAAATAGATAATCAAACAATTTACTATTATGATTGTTGGCGAATATGTATGAAAGAAGGTCGTTCAGATTTCTTTATACATCAAACAAG